ATATTTTAAGTGTATCTCCTTTAACATATCTTTCAAATACGATATATCTCCGTACTCGATATGACAACTCCGGCACACTGCTTGTAAGTTTTCAATGTAGTCTTTTTCTTTACTCCCACCCATACCTCTTGCATCTATGTGATGGATGTCATGCGCTGGATTACCACATATTTCGCAAGGGATAAAATCACACCTATCAAAGCTAAAGTAATCCATGTATATTTTAGTGTGCTTTTTCACTTACAATTTTTAAAAGCCTTTAGAGGATAAAATACTAAACTATTTCTGTAGCCATCTTTCTCAGTTGGTACGATAGGTGTTACTCCATGTACGTTTCTCCAAGCTGGATAAACTAACATAGAATTATCTCTACTATCTACTGTCGCTCCATAATCTGGTACAGTTGTGTTACCTCCAGTAGCATTTTCTTTTTTAGCGATTATTACGTTTACGCATCCAACTAAGTTGCCAGCGTCTCTGTGAAAAGGGGCTGATATATTATAATTTGAAATACTGCTTGTAAACATCTTACCGAATCTCCATTTTTCTGGTATATTATCTTCTATAATTTTTACTTGCTCTTCGTATATTTTTGGTGCTATCTTTTTTATTAGTTCTTCACTTTCTTTACAAGCTAACAACATCGCCTTTACAAAGATTTCTGCACTCTTTACTTTGTGTACGCTGCTCATTGTAGCATATGGTCTTCTCATGTGTGGCTTTGGTGGAACACCCCCTATAATTGTAGAATACTGTAACACCTCTTTTTCTTTGTTATGCAACCCACTACTTCGCTTCATGACTGACTTTGGTACTCTTTTACTTCTAAGTTCTGTGTTAGCTATGTTTACATATTTCGATAGTTTCTCACTATGTTTAGAAATGTCTTTAATGTAAAACCCTACTACCTCTCCATCTTGTGTGAATAGTGTATCTTCTGTAATATTAGGATTTATATCTCCACATATATCGCCTATCTTTACACTATGCTCTAATTGTATTAACTCTACCTCTTTCATTTTTCTAAAATTTCAATTAGTAATCCACCAATGTATTTGCCCTCTGACCTTGCTTCCCTTACAAGTTCTTTAGCTTTTTCATAGTCATCTGCATTGAACTCAATTTGTATTGCACTCTTTACTCCATCTTTCAGAGAGCCGAGTTCATCAGATATATCTTCTTCATCCAATATAGAGTAATCTACATCATCATAGGTCTGACCGAACTCATACGGTTGGAATCCCCAATCTTTTAAAGCATCCATGTCAAAGTAATTAGCTAACATGTCGAAATCGAACTCACCGGTATTTTTGTTTAGCCTTACATTTAACTCCATTTCTCCAGCCTCATCAAGTTCTACCTCAACCGTTGGAATAGTTTTGTTTCCTAAGTCTGCCCAAACTTTGCAACGCTGATGCCCCCCAATGATTACATCTTTACGCATTGGGTTTGAGTTTACAACTACCGGCTCAACACAACCGAAATTATTTAGCGACTTCTTTAGTTGTTTATACTGCTTGTCTGTCAGTTGTCTTGGGTTGTACTCTGCCGGGTTTAAATCAGCAATTAATCTTTCTTTAATCTTCATAACTCTCTAATAATTGTTTTAAATCTTTTACCATATCTCTGACGCATCCACCACAAGAAGATACGTTTTTTCTCATTCCGAATATCTCATTGTATAAATTAGTAAGCCCNNACGTTCTGCTCATGAGTTACCTTTGTATTCTCTAAGCTATTTACAAGCCGTCTTAGGATGGATAACTGGTCTTGGGTTATATCCTTTTCTCTTTCCCATTTACCGACAGGACATCGCGTAAATGCAATCGCCCCTTTTATCTTCATAAAGCATCCACATTTTTTACATTGTGCTACAGACTTTCTGAAATGGTCGCACTTACGACATATCTCCATTCGCTCATTATAGACCTTATTGCTTGTCTTTAATTTCATCCTTTATATAGTTTCTTACGTTCTTAATAGTATTGAATATAGATGTGGTGCTTATGCTGGTTGATTCCGATAGGCTTCGAATTGAATGGTCGGATTCGTAGTATATCTTAAATAGCGTCTTGTCGTAGAAATGCAAGTCTTTCATTATATCCTCTACTTGTTCCAGCCGTTGCTCAAAAAGTATTTTGTCTTGTATTGTTTCTTCGCTATCATCATGGGCAAGGTTGCTCACTACTGCGTTGGCATCTTTTAGGTAGGAATGATGCTTCTTTTTAAAAGGGGATGTGCTTCTGATATACTGGTTGAGCATTACTCTTGCCACCCAGTAATTGAGATGTCCATTGTCGTATATCTTCTGGAGTTTCTCTTGGTCGTATTCTAACATTATAACATAGACCTCTTGTGTTAAGTCTTGCGCATCTATGTCGTTGCCCTTTGTTATCTTTAAGGCTATGTCATATATTTTATTGTACTCCTTGCCGAGCAAATACTTTAATTCTTTCATACCTTTGGCGCAATGCTTTGTCGCCTATATTAATTTGATGATACATATATAAATAGCGTTTTATCACTTTTATTTTTTTACCTCTTCGCACGGCTTTTAAAATCAATCTATTTACTAATCCTTTTCCTAACATAATACTTTAAATAAAAAAGAGGAACAAAGATTTTACTCCTCGCTCCTCTCAAAACTAACTAATGTGAAAACCTTACAATGCTAATATAGGTTATTTTTTTTGCTTTTGTTCCTTTGTTAATAACTCCAAAATCTTCTCTAAATAGACTGCTAAATCCATCGCCTCTTCTTGTGCGTGTTTTACCCAGTCAATCGTTGATAGGTCGGTGCGCTCCATTGTAGTTCCGTATTTCTTTTCGCCTACCTCTGCTCTGTCAAGTATCTTTATGCATACTTTGTTCTCTATACTACTCATGAGCCACAAGCTTCGCAATCTGGGTTGTCAATACTACACGCTTCTGGTTGCTCTCTATCGCTCATGTCATTAAGCCATGCATCCCAAGTAGTGTCTGCTTCTGTTTCTTTGTCTTTGCTCATTTTGTTTAGTTTTTAAAGTTTAGCAGTAGGGGTACGATTCGAACGTACATAGAGGCATTTCTGTTATCTCTACCTCCGAGACAAGGAGGCGTGTCTGCCAGTTCCACCACCCTACTTTGTTGTAAAGTACATACCCAATATGTACACTATTGGTAATATTATTGCGACTGCGTATATGTAAGTTTCTGCCATAGCTATAAATAGGTTTTAATTAGTTTTGTTTGTCATAGTGTTCTTTCATATCTATTGCAATTTGCTCTTTATGTTCTTTAGGTAAATTGTCAAATAAATATGCAATTTCGTTTGTTATGCTACTACACTCATAAGCTACCCAATTAATGTACGCCTCTCTTGTTTGTTCTTCTGTTAGTTTCATAATTTTAGTTTTGTTTTGTTTGAGTTGGGGGAGTTCCCACGCCCCCCCTCTCAAGCTGATTCTTAAATCCCAATTTAAAAATCTTTGCCTACCCAGTGAAATTAAACCATTGTATTAGGTTAGGGTAGGACTTAATATGTAGCACTCAAGTAGCTTACTCACTTTATCCAAGTCTTTCATCTGGGTAATGTCTTAGTTGCATATCGCACTCAACACCTATAGGTTTGTCATATATACTCTCTGGCTCCCAATCGCATCTCCCCTCAATAAATACGTTCTTTAACTCTCTAATGAGAATGTCTTTGTGTGGGTTGTCTGACGCTTCTAATTGCTCTATACGTTTCTTATATACATCCAAAAGAAACTCAAGGTTGTCAGCCATATCTACATAATGATTCATTAAGACCTTAATGTGTCCTACTGGAAACTTGCCTCTGCAATCTAAATAGGTTTTGCAACTTGTGTCTATCTTCACTTCCATAACTATTTCTTTATGATGTATTGAGCCACGTTTGTCATCGTTCCCCACCTTGTCGGTACTTTAACCGATTTTGTTTCTATTGGATGCCCCTCATCTCGCAATGTAAAGATTGTAGCTGATAACCTTGTGTTGCCTAAATCTCTGATTGCCTCAAGTGATGTGATGCTTTTGTACTGCGATAGATAATCAAGCAGTCTTGTTTTGTGTGTCTGTTTCATAGTTAGTTTTGTTTAGTTTGTAGTTTAGAAATGTATTTACTTGTATGTGAAAAGTTATCTAACAAATTTTCGAAATTATAGTAATCTAAATCTGTTCTTGTAAAATACCTTGAATCTAAATTATCGTTTTCTAAGTATGTTACAATTTCTGACAATACTTTTCTTTTTTGTGTTTTTGTAAGTTTCATAGCTTTTGTTTTGATTACCCTACAAATATAAAAATACTTTTTATAATAACAACTATAAATTTAAAATATTTTATTTTTTTTCTAAATCGTAGTAATCATCTATAAACTTTTTGGCATCATCGAATCCAGTACATACCTTAGCCATATAGCCTCGCTCGTTTAATCTCTTAATCCAGTTCTTCTGCTTCTGACTTGCGTAGTTACCTTTGACCTTTAACTCTAATGCAAGACCATGATACCCACCTCTGGCATCGTAGCAAAACACATCTGGGAAACCAGCTACATATCCAGTACGCTTGGCTTTCATCCTTTGCGAATGATAGCGTTGATACTGCCCGCCTAAAGATGCGCAATACAATGCTTTCTTATCCAGCCGTAGGTATGTTATTACTGCCGTTTGTAGCTTGTCCTCTAATGCTTTCAATTCTGTGCCTTTATTACTTTGTAGAAATCTGCATCCAACTCTCGTATTTCTCTTTGTATGTTTGTCCAAGCTTTATTGAATTCTGATTTAGTTCTTAGGTCATGCTTACTCTTTGTTCCAAAGTTTGCCACGTTCCTTGCATTCTGTTCTAGTAGCTTGTCAATCTTTTTGCGTGTGCGTTTGTCTGTGGTGTACTTCATAATATACTTAGTTGAATGTTTGGTTTGTAACTTGCGTCGTATCTTTTGTTTTCGCCTTTTGGATATGGCTCTGTTTTGTAGTTGAGTGATTTTAACCAAGATTTATTTAACCTCTTGTTACCAGTAAAATAAATGTATCTATGCTTAGAACTTCTAACTTTTCTATTTTTTGAATAGTCTATTGATTTATCGTAATGCCTAGAATGTTTATCTGAATCAGTACCGATGTCTGTCCGTTCTTTAGTTTTACCAGTATATAGCCAGTTAGTTGCTTGATAAATATATCCGTAGTGATTCATTTTTGTATCTGCATAACTTACAATAATTAAGTTGGGTAGCATTTTCAAACAATTACTTAAAAATTTAGATAGGGTGTTTTTAGGCAAATTATCGTTTACACATAACCTATTTAACTCATAAACATATTTACTGTTTTCTTTACCACAAACACCTACACACAGCTGATTACTTGCTGGTTTACCAAAAGTACAAACGCCACTTAATACATTATTAATATATAAGCCAAAAGCATAGCTAACACTACACAATCTTTTTGCATAGTGTTTTTTGAGTAACCATTCTTTATAGTCATCTCTACTTATGCTATGTACTTCGAGATTCATAATAGTTTATTTACTTCCGTTCTTAAATCAAAATTATCTGCTCTCCATTTGCTAAAATATGTCATCAATGTCTTTTCTCTGCACATAATTACTGGGTGGAATTTCTTACGCTCGTTATGTACAAATTTCTTCTTTTGTTTAATCTCCTCTTGGACCTCATCCCACAACTTCTCTTTCTCTTTTAAAGTTAAGGAAATTAATCCAACACTTTCACACCAGTTGAAAACTTGGCTCAC